CTTGATTATATCTTTCAAAGCAATTAAAAGATTTACATGTATTAGGTCTTTTTTCGTATATAGTACACCCTATTTTATCATCTAGTTTACTACATCTTACTTCAGTAAAAACTGTAATATAATCCCTTTCTTTTTGTAAAAAAGTATTACCAAAACAAGCCTCAGCATATTCTACCGTGTTAAATACTGATGAGGGATTTTTTTTGAAATTAATCCTAGGTACAACCGTCGCAAGACCATAACAACATTGCTGACATTTTATGCAAACATCACTGGTTATTAATGAAGGGTCTAATTTATTTCTTTTTTCCAATATTATACTTAGTAATTAGTTCCCATTCATCTTTTTCTTTAAATGGTATTATTTTAATTTTTGAAACAGGTTCAAATGGATCTAATACTGCTTGGGGTTCTACTATTGATAATAATCCCCAATCTGATAATAATTTAACTATACAATTTCTTCTGCCTTGATCTTCTTCGGTAAAGTCGCTTGGTTTACCATCTAAAGCAAATAATTCTTTAAAGTGTACTATATAGTACTTTCCTTGTTTGTGTAAAATATGACAGGATTGAAATAATGTGTTTGATTTTTTAGATGCAACACCAATCCTGGTTAGTGTTTCTCTGACCTTTAAAAAGTCGTCTTCTTTAGCCAGCTTTACTTCTATCATGTTTTGAACTACGTTGTTCATTTGTTGTTCCTATAACTAGTCTTCTTCGCAGCTCGTCTATTTGGTTTTGTTTGAGTATTTGGCTATAATCGATCGCTTTGGACTCACTGCATTTATAATAATGTTTAATTGTTTCTATATCCTCATCTTTTATTTTTTTATGCCACTTGCTAAATCTTTTACGAGGTCTAACAATATTTAGGTAATACTCGTATGCGAGCTTATTGTCTATATTGGGTCTCATATTGATTTCATTACTATAAAGAACTGTATCAGCATATAACGATAGTCCTCTATTAATAATAAATGCAGGATAATCCTTTTCAGATAATTCATCTGTCATAAGATTATTCTTTTTAAATGATATAGAATTTATAAAATCAAATGGGTTCATTTAATCTCATTTTTTAATTTTTGAATGTAAATAGTTGCATCCATCAATTCTTCTTGTAGATGATTTAACCATTCTTCTAATGTTAAATCTTCTCTATCTGTATTTGTTCCATACTTAGCAAACCCTTTCTTTTCTCTTGCTTTGTATTTTTCTAGTACTTGTCTTACTTGATTATCTTCTTTATTTAAACTCACAATTCACCATTATTTCTGCTAGGCATGCTGCCATATTAACTTCTTGATCAGCTACAAAAGCTGATTTATATTGATAGTCTGCTAATATTAAACATAACTGAGGGATAGATTGAGCTTTAAATAAATCAGCTGATTTATCATAAAGCTTTCTAAATATAGTAGTTGAATCATTATTAATATTTTCAGCTACCCATTTGCGCACATTTGTATAATTTTTTGCTTTCATTGCATTTAGCAATTCTTTCACTGATACTTCTTGAAGATTTGCTAATATACCATTATCAATCTTTCCAGTTGCACTATATCGCTGAATCTCATTTAGTATTCTTCTCCAATCAGGAAAATGTTTTTGAATAAAAGCAGCTACTACTTTATCTTCATACTCAATACTTTCCATATTAAGTATATTTTTTAGACGTTCAAAAAATTCTGCTGCTAACTTAGGCATTTCTGCTTTCTTTATCTCAAAGTCAATAACAGAACATCTCGAATGTAAAGGACTTATGATTCTATTTTTATAATTACAGGTAAGAATAAAACCACAATTTTTAGAATACTCTTCCATAAAGTTACGAAGAGCAGGTTGGGTAGAATTAGCATTTAGATAATCTGCTTCATCTAATATAACATATTTTCTACCACCTTGAAATGAAACAGAAGATGCGAATTGCATAATTTCATTTCTTAATGTATCTATATTACCATGCATAGAGCCATTTATAATAATATAATCAGCATTAATCTCCTCAAGCATGGCTCTGGCGACAGTAGTTTTACCGACGCCAGGACCACCAGATAAAATTAAATTAGGAATATTATTATTCGCTATAAACTCTTTAAATACAGTTTTTAGCTCATAAGGTAATATCGTATCGTCAATTTTACGTGGTCGATACTTTTCCACGAATAAAAATTCTTCACGTTGTTGCATAATATAAAATTCACTTTAATAATTAACTTTGTTTTTCAAATGTAGATGTTGCTTCTGTCGCAATCCAATACTCAAGTTTAGGACCATATGTATTTACAGATGTAAATTTAGCAATACCTAGATCGGATATCTCAACAAGATAATTAAAGTTCATTAATTTAAGATTTTCAACTTTAAATATAAACTGAAATGAGTCTTTAGTTTCACCCACATCAGATGAATAAACATCTGCAGTTGGATTTTTACTATCTATCGCACTTAATGATATTTCACCACCACTACCTACAATTGCAATTTCTGGTAACCCCATCACTGCAGCTGCTCTTAATACTTGTTGCATTTCAGACCAATAAATTTCAACAGACACTTCTGGATCAGGAAATGATATTTCTTTTTCAGGTGGATTTATAATCATTTGCGGATCAGCAAATGTATAATCTATTTTTTTCTTATCTTTTTGAACAACAACTTTTGTATCATGAAAGAACAATTCAGGTTCATCAAATAAAGATAACACACCTAAAAATCTATTTAAGTCATAGATTGCACCTTCAGAGGGGAATGTTTCATCAACTGTAGCTTTAGTCATCACCGTTTTTTGAGGTGATATAGTTTTTATAATATTACCAGGTTTAAATCCTACAGAAGGATTAATTTGCGAATAATTTTTTAATACATTAATAGTATTTTCACTTAGATTCATAATATAATTTCCTTAATTTATTTTTGTTTTGATGTATCAACCACTTTCTTTTTAATCTTGCTTTCATCAGCAGTTGCACTAACACCCACTGAAGCTAGATCTTTTAGCGATCCACCAAATATAAAAGTTCCTACATGCTGTAATTCCATCCATGGGCATAACCAGACTTTTAATCCAGCTTTTCTTACCCATTGACAGAACATATAGTCTTCTGACAGATATCTATTAGAGTATTCTTCTCTATCAATACCATGTCTTTTGTCAGCCAAGAAATCAATAATCTCTTGCTTTGTTGCATTAGGTTTATCTTCAAAAAATTTCTCTATTTCAGGTACTAAATTTTGAGATTTATCATCAATTAATGCATCAAAGTAAGCCATTATTTCTCTTGAACCATCAAACTCTGCTGTTCTAACATGATCAGGTTTATACATCAATTGAGGATAATTTTCATTATATATTTCAAATGTATTTCTTCTAATCAACATAAATCCAGTTCCGCCTTCAAGCACTTCTTGAGGTTCATCTAACTTAATTGTATTCATTCCTGATACAGGATTAAATACATAATCACCAACAAACTTAGATAGCACTTGAGGATCTTCATCAGCTATTCCTGTATCAACAGCTTGTTTAATTTTCTCCCAAGAAATGCATTTTTTAGGATATGGTCCACAAAGTATATCAAAAGGATCACCATTATTAATATCAGGATGACCGTCTGACATTCCTAGCATTGCTATTACATCATTAGCATTAAAACCAATATCACTATCAATAAACATCAAATGAGTACAATCTGATCTCATAAACTCATCAACACAATAGTTACGCGCTCTTGTGATAAGACTTTCATTAAATAGATAATAAAATTTTACCTCAATGTTATAGGCTCTAGCCAATGCAGCTAAATCGTTTGTAGATTTACAAAACATCCCTGCACATTGACCACCATACATAGGGGCTGCTACAAATAGTTTCTTTTTTCTTAAGTCGTCGACTTTAACTTGTAGTTCCATTATTTACCAACTTTCATTACAATTAATTCTGCAATATCTTCACCAGGTTCAAAAAAAGCTTCACCACCGTTAACCACTAACTGACCTGTTATTAGTCCTTTATATCCAGGTTTTAATATTTTTAAAACAATAGATGAACCAGAATTGAATACTCTATCATTAGCTACTAATACGCCAATACTATCAGCAGGGATATTTGCATAAACATTACTGGTAAATTCATAAGTACCAGGAAACATATGATAAATTTCTCTCTTTTTCTCTGAGTCGCCTGGATCAAGCATCTTTTGCATCTCGTAAGTTTCTCTTTCGAGGGTGTTTTCAGATGTAGCTACCCAAGGATTACCTTGATAACCTCTTATTGTTTCAGCATTAACTGGGACTGAATAACCATTAGACTTGACACTATCTTCAAGTCCGTTAACCATTTTAAATGGATCTACCAACATAATATACTCCTTTAGTATTTACAGCTTGCAAGATCGGCAGTATACCAATTTGCTTGTGCTTCTGGGGATTTATTTTTTTGCCACTTCTTAGTAGCTGGGTCATAAGCACCGACTCGAGAATCAATTTCTTTGATAACCTCATCCATAACTTTATCACCATCATAACCATACTTGGCTATTTCACCATATGCAAAGACAATTATATCTGCCATTGCATCAATTCGTTCTTCTTCAGTCTGTGCTGCTATAAATTCACCCAACTCTTCTGTAATCATAGCTACGAAGCCATTACGATCAGGGGTTTGTTGTGTGATTAGTC